AAGTCTTCCTGTATAGTTTGTGTACATGTAGGGCATGATACATTGTCCTTGAAGAAGTCCCTTTCCTTCGTAGAATTTGTGTGTTTAGACTGTAACTTTCCTTTATATGTTCCTAGTTTTCTCAAAGTTTTACCTGCATCGGTATAGTCTTTGATCCTTTCTTCTTTCATCTTTAGATCATACAGAAGATTATCCACAAGAGTCTGATACTCTTCCATTTCATCTTCAAGATTCTGTATCTCCTGTCTCTTTGTGCTTATCTCCTCCTGCCCACTCTCTTCTATAGACTTGATAAAGTTCTGCTGCATGATGATCTTGTCTGCAACACTTTCTTTCTTTAGATCTAAGGTCTGTAAACGTGTCTTGACACCCTTTACTTTCTCTTTTAGGATGTCTGACATGGTAGAGAAGACTCTAATGTCTAGGAGGTCTTCTATAACTTCCCTTCGATGCGGAGCACTAAGTTGCATAAAGGGAACGAAAGAAGCAGACCCAAGTATAACAATTTGAGTGAACGATTTGTAGTTGAGTTTGAGTATTTGCTCTTCCAAAGACTTCTGTTGATCTTGTGCATTAGCATCCTCATTGAGTTTGTTTCCATTTCTTTCAATAATAAAACGATTTGGTTTGATTCCTCTAATGATTTTGTACTGTGTGCTATGTACAGAGAACTCTAGTTCTACAAGACAGTCTTTATCATTAGAAGAGTTTACAATTTGACTCTTAGTTATTTTACGAAAGGGTTTATTGAACAATGCAAAGCATAAAGCATCAAGTATGGTGGATTTACCTGCACCATTCTTACCTATGATGACTGATGTGCCATGCTCATTCAGTGTAATATTAGTGAATTGATTACCTGATGATAGGAAGTTTTTATATCGTATTTCTTTGAATTCAATCATCCCTGTCTACTGGAATCACAATGTCATCTGGTGATATTATAGTATATTTTACCTTTGCTCGCTCACATGCTGTAATAGCAACAGTGTCCTGCACCTCTATGATCTCCATATCAGGGTGATCCTTTGCTTCTAGTTGAATACCATACCTCTCACAGTCATCACGTTCCTCGAAAAGAAAGACTACTTTCTCTCCTGCACCATCTTTGACTGCATATGCACCTTCATCTGTAAAACCTTTGGGGGCAAGAATCCACATTACACACTCACCTCACATGCTTCTTTATAGATGTTCTTGAGAAGAGATTTGATTCTGTTTCTATCAAGATCAGTTTCTAGGTCATCTACGAATTTATCTAACAGTGTCACGGTATCTTCAGTCTGTTCTACTATTGTATCATCTAATTGAGATCCGTCAATCTTTTCTACAATCTTGAGATCATAGGGTCCTGCATTGGATAATGCATCAATAAATCTTTCATATTCTTTTTTGTTTGATTTCTGAAATACAACAACCTTTACAATTACATCTTTATAATCTTGAAATCTAAACAATTGTCTAGGTGTATCGTTATACTTGATGACTTTGTACATCTGGTAAGGGTTGTTGACTGGTTCTAGTTCTAGAGTATCAGTGTCAAATATATGAAACCCACGAGTATCGTTACAATCATTCCAATACATTTCGTATGGATTCCCTAGATAGGATATAGTACCATCAGTGGATCTAGTATGATAATGTCCGGAAAAAGTTTTAGTAAATTTTTTGAAAGGGAGAGCATCAGCACCATCTTCCATTGTATAACCATGATGTGCAGAGAATCCATTGAGTTCGAGATGACCCATACAGACTTTGGCAGAAGAACTTTTTATGGTAGCATAAGTCCTTTCACTATCATCTGAGGTTATCCAAGGAACAAATAATACTTTGAGTTTGTCAAATGTCCTTTCTTCTGGATTGACGATGACATCTATATTGTCGTACTCTCTGAGTAGCAGATCTATAGTGTTGATATCATTTGTATTCTTATAGTATGCTGTATGGTTTCCGACAATAGATGTAAGTTTACATCCCATATCTCTCAACTTATCAAAGTAGGTTCTCTGACACCAGTCTAAAGAATATAAATCAATACCCTTTCTAGAATCAAAAGTATCACCCATATCAATCACAGTATCAATACCACGTTCTTCTAACGTAGGAAAGAACACATTGTCATAGAACTTTTTGAAGTAACTATGGAAATGCTTTGATCCTTTTTTGAAACCAAAGTGTTGGTCTGTGATGATAGCGACTTTCACTTTTTCTTCCACTCCTTCTTTTCATAATCAAAGTCAGGATGTGGTTCAGCAGAAATCACTGGGTCTTTTGTCCTGTTCTTGATAACAATAAATCTGTCAGCAGCAAACGTACCTGCCAACTGAACTACAATCTCATCAGTATCTTTCCAGTTTACAGTGCCATCTTTTTTGGTGTGAAGCATTGCTTCTTGTATCTGGTCAATAATTTCCTTCGTTAATTTCATACTCGATTTCAATAACTTTTGATGATCTTCCAGAGTAATCTGCTCTGGTCAGTCTTTTCATATTACCGCCTAATGACTTGGCGATGTGTTCTAGTTCCTCTAGGCATTGTGCTTCAAGATCCTCGTATGGATCGTAGTACCTGTCAACTTTCATAGATTCCGTATTGGGATAGATCGTACTCTGGTTTAGTTAGGGGTTCACCTTTACGAGGTGTTGGTTTTCCTATCTTTTGTAGTATATCACCCGGTATCTTTTTGAGGGTGATGTCATAAGGTATAGGTGCATTGTCTACACAGACACGTACACATTCCCACTCTTCTTCTGTGAGACTGTAGGTCATCTATTACCTCTCTGCTGAACACTATCCTTGATAGTATTATAGTCAGACCAACTACCACCATCATCAGTTGTCATCACTTCTTCAAATCCAGACTTATCTATTATCTTCTGTCTAATCTCTAACTGCTTCTTTTCTTTCTGTATTCTTCTGAGAAATGCATAATGTATGATCTGCGTAAAGTAAGCAAAAGGATTCGAGGATTTCTCAGGATTAAAATTATTGATGTACTGAACGCAATTTTCGATTCCATCAGAGATCATGTCCTCCTTGAACATATAGTTTACAAAGTTCGGTTTATACGATAAATGCCTTGCTATCTTCATGAAACATTCACCAAGGTATCTGGGGATAACTGGTCTAGGTTCACCCTTTTCTTCTGATTCCTTGATATCTGCCTTGTACTGGACAATAGCATAGAGAAACTCTTTGTTATTGACGTAGTGTTCTGAACGTTTTCTGACCATCTTATGTATAGATTATGTTCAAATTATAGCACAACTTGACAACCCTGTCTATTCTATGTACAATAACTCTGTAAGGGTTCAAGGGATGGTTATAGTTAATTAACTCTTAGATTTATAAAGTTTCTCTAGAATATCTCTTGCTTTAGATACACTGTTGATGTATCCCATCTCTTTAGTTATATCAGGATTACTCTTAAAACCATGCTCTACAACATCTTTATAGGTATCTACTATCTCGTCGCTAGTAATTTGGGATAGGGTAATTACTTTCTCTAAAGGTAAGACATAAGTATCGTCGTCAGTCAATTTCATCCATGGTTCAAACTTATACCCCATGGGTATATTCGTTCCGGGGGAACGAATCTCTTTACATACAACTGGGTTTGCTATTACAACATTCTCTGGTTTACCAGTATTGTCCACTATAACCATTGCTAGTATCTCTTCTCCAGATACCAGTTTCAATGAAGCATAAAACTCATCATAAGGTTCATCCGATTTTGATTTGGAGAATTTCATAGTTGAATTTTTCTTCGTTATAGTATTTGATCCTTTCGATCAAGTGGTTTAGTGTGTAGTTGTTTCTCGACCCCTTCTTCGTATCATCTGCTATATCATATAAAGTTGCACTGATCTTGTTGTTTCCCTTTCTTAGAACTCTACCAATAGATTGAAGTGTTCTGATTCTAGATTTACTAGGGGAAGCAAAGATAATGTTGTGCAAATTTTTGATGTTGATGCCTGTTGAGAATGTACCGAATGATGCTACTATTATAGCATCTTTTTCAGTCTCAGTAATACTTCTTACCTCTTCTCGTTCTTCAGCATCCACACCTCCATGAACAAAGAATACCTTTCGGTTACCAGTATTTATGAGGTCGAATAATACCTGTCCATGGGTGGCAACCCTACTATAAAGTATCAAAGTGTTGCCTTTCAAGTCGTGAGCAAGGTTCTTGATGAACTTATTTCTCTTCTCATGACTGATGATATACTGAACCTCATCTTCATACGTATCAAACTTCTGAGGTTCATGCTTCATCAGTAAAACTTTGATATTCAACTTAGCAAGATACCCTGCATCCTGTAATTTTTTAGTGCTGATGATCTTATATGATGGACCAAACAATCCTTCAAGCACCCACTTGTGAGTTTGTGTCCCATCAAGTGTACCTGTAAATCCATACCTATACTTTGTATCTGCCATCTTAGTCATGATACTTACAAGTGATTTGGATTTGAACTGATGTGCTTCGTCACCTATCACCACCTCAAAGTTAGCAAACCACTTACGATCTAGTTTGTATATGCTCTGCCACGTAGAGATGATGACTGACTGGTCAGTGTTTCGTGGTGCACCACCATAGATCTTATAGCAATACTTTTCTGCATCCCACCCATAGTCCTCAAAGTCCTTATACATCTGCTCTACAAGTGATGTGGTAGGAACGATAAGTAGTATCTTTCTATTATTCTCTGCATGATATCTGCAGATAGAATAGATCATGAGTGATTTACCAGATGCAGTTGGTGATATAAGTAGTCTTCTATTACGTCTCAGAGCGTCTGTGACACCCTCTATCTGATAATCTCTAGGTTTATACTTAGATATTGTGGTTAGGTAGTCTTTTACACCCTCTTCTGAGAAAGAATCATTCTCTTCATAAGGTAGACCGTAATGTTTATTCTCTTCAAACTCAAATGTATATGCATATCTCTCACAAAAAACTTGTAACTTATCAATCAAACCACAATATATCTCTCCTCTATCCATATTGAATAGACGGATCTTACCATCCCAATACTTATTACGGTATTGTGGCATGAATTTAGCACCCGGAACGTCAAATGTAAATTGATCTTGTAACTCGTGCTTTATGTGTGGGTCACATTCAACTCGTAAGAATACTTCGTTCTTCTTACGTATAACCAAATCAGCCATAACCAGAAGTAAAACGTCGCCACTCTATCGCATTCTTGATTTGATAAGTTCTATTAGTAATCTGTCTAAGTATCTCTTCTAAGTATTTGAGCATCATATCATAATACTCTCTTTTCATAGATAACTTTTTCAGTTTTTCGTCAGCATCGAGATAAAGTTTTAGGTCATCTTTATCTCTGACTTTGTATGGAAATGGTTCTTCTGCATACACAGCAGCAGTTGCTTTCCCTTGGTAATACTGTCTTCTTTCTAATAAAACTTTAGAATAAGATGTCTCAGTTGCCTTCCTGAGAGTGAGTGTTACATTATATATGTCGTAATACTTAGCGTGTAATTGAGGTATCTTCAACGACTCTGCATCAAGTTCATCCTGATTCATTTTAGAATCAGATTCCCACATCTCCTGTACTTTATCTAAAGAAAAACTAGACCTTCTTTCCGTCATCATCAATCAAGTCGTACATAGTATATTTGAATATTGCAGTTGCAGTATAATACTGTTGCTGTTCTATTGTAGCATCAAAAGGTATTCCTGTCAGTTCAGTTGGGAAGATATCTCTGAACTTTATCTTGCCTGCCTCTTGATAGTTACTGTTGAGTATGATAAGTGTAGCGTCAGATCTCTCTTGGAAAGAATTGTTTTCATTAGGGAAATACCTACTGTCTTTCTGTAGTCTTGAGAACTGATCAAAGTTTTCTGGGAACCCTAATGAAGTCATCCATTCATATAATTGAATGTAGTTTTCCAACTTCTCATCCACAAGAAAGTCAACTCTTAGATCCTGATAAGTTAGTTTCTCACCGGGAACTGGTAAATCTCTAAGGTAGTTTGCCTGCACAGCGACACCAAGAGATAGTCCGGGTAGGTTTGCTTTGTTGCAAAGAAAGTCTACTTTCGGACACTTATTGATTACTAATTTGAATCCTCCTATCGAGAGTAAGTTCCTATTGGATACCTCGTTCAGAGAACATGGGTTGTTTGACATATCATTATTTATTGCCAATACTCATCAAGCACATCCCATACTTTATTCAGATACTTGTTTGCACCCATACACTCCCACTCACCCATTTCGCCTATCTCACATTTGTAAGCAAGTTCTCTTTTGAGTTGCATGAGTTTATTTGTCATAGCAACTTTATCGAGTCTACCGTTCATAATCGTTGTCATACCAATACTAATTATAAGAGAAGACAAAAAAAAGACCCCCTCAAGTGAGGAGGTCGAGACGTAATTATACCTATTACCTTACATAAGGTTTTGAACCTTAACTCTTCTGTAGTAACGGTTAGAACCAGCAGTGATTCTTCCAAGACCTTGGTTTGTACCTTCAGCGAATGGGTTTGATACCATACCGTATCTGGTTTTGAAACCAATTTTAGGTTGGAATGTATCCTGTCCAACTGCACGAACCATCTGTAGAGGAACGTATGGGCAGTAGAATAATCCTGCGTCATAAGGTGAAGAACCTTTGTAACCCATGACATAGTACTGATCAGCAGATAGGTTAGCAGCGAATGGATCGATGTATACCTTGAATCTTCCGTTCAATGTACCTGCGAATGTGTTACCTGTGTCGTCAACTGTTAAGTTAGCGTTTAGGGCAGGAGTGTAGTCTAGTTGACCTGCAGCAGCAAGAGCAGAAGCAACGTCAGCAGAACATAGGATAATGTTACCCTTTCCTCTACGAGTTTCCTGTGCGATCGCGTTTGCATCTCTTTCAAGTTGGAACATCATTCCCTTGAATTTCTCAACCATCCATCTTCCGTTAGAGTCAACGTCTAAGTCGAATACTCCAGTTGAAGCAACGTTTGTCTGTGCTCCGGGTCTTGCAACCTTGTAGATTGTACGGATGATTTCTCTGTTGATCTCAGCAAGTATCTCTGTTGAGAGGATATTTGCTAGTTCTGCTTCAGCGTCTAGACCATGAATTGCCTTCAAGTCTTGAGCAAGTTCTAAACTGTACTCTGCCTTTAGTGCTCTTGATCTTGCTGCAACAGTAACCTTCTCGATGCTGAATGACATCTCTCTGAAGTCATTACCTGTTGCATCTCCTAGAGATTCAAGTGACTGAGCGTCAAAACCTTGACCAACGTTATAAGCGTTAGCAGATCCACCATTTAGAATAGCTGGGTTTGTACCATCTGTCGCAGGTGTCTGACCTTGTGCTGTTGTACCGAAACCAACGTCAGTTCCGCCGTCTGCGATGTTTAGTGCATAGTCACCTTGTGTAAGTGATGTGTCACTATCCTGTGCAGAGAACGCTGAATCTGGTTCGTTGAAGAATGCCTCTCTTCCTGCTTGTCCATCGTATCTGGTTCTCATCGCGAAGATAAGACCTGTTGGACCGTTCATTGGTTGTACGCCTGCTAAATCGTATGCCACCAAGTTAGGCATTGCACGACGTATAAGAGAGATAAGGACTGGATCGAAACCTGCAACTGGTCCTGCATCAGCAGCATCGCCACCGAAAGCAGGGGTTCCTGCTGTTCCGCCACCATTACCTAATGATGTTGTAGGAGGTGCTTCTGTAAGGAATGCACGTTCCTCTCTTAAAAATCTTTCTTGGTTTTCTAGAAGTTGTGCTGTAACCGCTTTTCTATGACTATCAGATATCTTATCAATACCCTCAGCTTCTAGTAGAGGTTGCCACTTCTTCTGTAATTGAGAAGAATTAAACATTGTTGTTGTGTTTTAGTTAATTTACTGGTACTTAGTTAGTGCCTGAATATATGACTCCATAGCAGGGGAATGTTCCTCTACTGGTGCCTCTTCAGAGATAACTTCTTGTGAACTTGCCTCTGGTTTCTTAGGAGCGAAATATGTCTCTCTAAGAGTAGACAATTTTTCACGATATTGTACTTCACTTTCAAACTCAACGCCTTCTGCTAGACTCGCAATCTTCTCCTTTTGGGATAATGCAAGACCCTCACAGACTTCATCTAGGATGTTGTCGGAAACAGATGTTGCTAAACGCTTAGTTAAGTTAACGTTGCTTTCAATCTGTTCATTGAGTTTAGTCTCCATATCATCTAATTTTTCGACCATTGCCTCAAGCACATCATATTTCTCATCAGGGATGTTTACATAATGTTCTTCAAAAAGGTTCTTGAGACCTGTCATAAAGGACTCAGAGAGTTCTCCTCTGATTCCTGATTCTAATTGAAGTGTGTTCTCAGTGAACCACTCATTTGCTACGTACTCTAGGTACGAATCAAGTCTCTCAGTAAGTTCTTTCTTGATAGAATCAACTTCTTCGATAAGGTTCTTATCGTACTGAGCAGACATCGCCTCTTTTGCTTCGGCAATTCTTGATTTTACAACTGCCTCGAAAACGGTAGTTGCTTTTTCTTTGAACTCTGTAGAGAGTTCTTCACCTTCAAGAAGTGCTTGAACGTCTTGTGTAAGATCGATCTCTTCTTCTTGAATAACATCTTCTACCTGTTCCTCAGTCTCCACTTCTTCGTTAGCACCGCGACCATATCCAGAGGATTTGATTGCAGCAGGACCGGGAAGTGTTGTTGCTCCGGCAGACCCTGAAGTCTGTGGATCACCCTGTTGGGCGAATTTAGCAGATGGAGTCTTCAACTTGTTAGAGTCGTCTGTAGACTTGGAGTTCTGAGGAGTAGGACCGCCTAGATCCTCAACTGCACCTGCGTCTGGGACGTAGTTAGGTGCCTTTGGCATTGGATCGGCAGACTTAGCACCTTTCGTTACCTGATTTTCCATCTCATGTAGTTCTTTGTTTTCAGCCATTATGGTTCCGAATGTACTTAGAATGTGTTAATATTATTATTTATAAGTTAGATAAGAAGTCCGCGAAGAGACGCAACTTGTTTGCCTCTAGGATTTCTTGATCTACCAAGTTATTTATAGACTTCTTAACCTCGTTGCATTTCATTTCACGCAAAACGTTTCCTTCCCATACCCATTCTTTCCCTTCCATGATGCCATCAACGAAAGCATCAGGAGCAGAGGGGTCCGCTACTATGTCAGCAGCAGTGGCAAGCATGAAGTCTTCACCGACGTGGTTTACACCATCAACGTTCTTGATAGAACCCATACCACGACTGGAAACTCCGAGTTTCACTCCTTCAGAGAGAAGAGATTCTGCGATTTTTCCCATGGGTGTTGATAGGATCTGTGCCTTACCAATAAAGTTATTTCCCTCTTGTGTAAGAGAAACAATTTTATGCGATACGCGATCCAAGTTTATTTGTGGACCATCTGGATGACCCAACTCTCCTAGAGCACGACCCTTATCAGTAAAGGTTGAGTTATAACGAGATACCTCGTTCACCATTGTCTCTAGTGGGTAGAATCGTTTATTACGATTCACCACCTCTGCTTGCAGAAATGGACCTTGAATGTATAAATTTTTCTTCCCGTTCTTTTCTTCAGTTATAATTTCAACTGATTCGATTTCTTCTGCTATGAGTTTCATCCTAGTTGTACCTCGTTGATGTATAACTCACACCCGCTTGCCGAAGAGGGTTTCAATATAGGGATAACTGATTTGTGCAAAGTTGCAGTTCCAGTAAAGTCCGCTAAAGATGCTGTGTTTGCACTGACTATAATTGTAGTCGTATAGTCATTGTATCTTTGCGATCCATTGATTCCTGTAACTTCAACATGCTTGATAGCGGTGTTGTACCCACCAACTGCAGATCCAACTAGAGTTACAAAATCGCCTTTGACAATTTTTGTGTCTCTACTTTCGACCTGTAATGTTGTGCTTGGATTACCTTTTGTGATTGCTACTATGTTTGCGGAAGCAGGATGTGTATATCTTAGTATCTTGTCATCCTGTTTATTCACATGAATTGAAGATACACCAACTGCTGATGTAGTTGTATTGCATACCCCAACCAATCCACCGCCTTTTGCAGCAGTAGCAGAACCATGTAATAGTCCTGTCTTCACAATAAATGAATCACCAGTAACTGCTGTAGCGTTTGCACTACTCAAGATACCGAGGTCTGTCACCTGTTTTAATGGTTGAGTCATTCTTCTTCTTGTGTTTCTTGTGAAATTTCGGTTTCAGTTTCAGTTTCAAGTTCAGATTCAGTCTCCGGTACTTCCTCTTCTGGTGTACCAAATAGAGAATTAGCAATCTGAGGTTTGAACTCATCAACTTTATCTGCTGCTTTTACGATCAAAAGATCTTTAACAGCGTCTTGCATCTCAGATGGTGTTGCACCATTGATCATCATATCAACTAATTCTGCTGATTCCATATTGAATTTTTATATAGTATATCTATTTATACTTATATTTTAGCTTTCTTTATATCAATGCCGGGTGGTTCTGTGCTATCACCCTTTGTATCTGGATCTTTTCCGTTCTTTCCAAGGTTAGTTGTCGCTCTGTCAACTTCCATTTGACCCTGTGCTATTGCTTGCTGCGTCTCTAGAGGTACACCAACACCTGTTGCATTTTCCTCTTCCATTTCTTTCTCCATTTCTATCATCTCTTCTTCAGTCTGACGAAGTATCTTACGCTTCACATAGTCACGAGAGTAGTAAGTTCCGATGTATGGTTCGATCTGAGTCATGAGATTGAGTCTCTCATTCATCAACTCAGTTTCCTTGAGTTCTGCAAAGTGATTGTCATAGAGATAGTCGAACTGAATATGTTCTGCCATCTTGTTCCAATCCTGCGGTGTCACTATGTTCTTGAGGATTAGTTGTGTCTTGAGTAGATCTAAGAATACACCACTGAATCTCTTTCTCAAGCGACCAACAAACTTACTGAACATAAGTTCATCACGCAAGATCTCAGATGATCTACCTAAGTTGAATCCACCATCTGCACCTATTCTTGACTCAGGTACATTGAGTGAACGATATAGTTTTTTCTGGAAATATTCTACGTCTGTAAGTTCACCTAAGTTCTGTCCACCGGGAAGTGTTGTGATCTCTGTACCACGACCACCTTCTCTTCTTGGTAACCAGAAGTCTTCAAGCATAGACATGAACTTCTTGTCATCTTTGATCTCACCAGTGTTAGCATCGTATACAAGTTTGTTTCTGTAACGACTCATTACATCACGAAGATATTGTTCTGCCTTGACCTTTGGTAGATTACCAACGTCAATGTAGAATATTCTTCTTTCCGGTGCTCTTGATATTCTGTAGATAACAAGAGAATCCTCAATCATGCGTAATTGATTGAGTGCTTTGATTGACTTATGTAAGTATGATAAACCAATATGCTTGTTTCTATCTACTAAACCTGATGAGCAATATGTGATTGCATCTTTTGAGATCTTGACACCTTTACCCGCAATACTTCCATACTTTTGTGCAGTTCCCTGTGGATAGTATGTGTAGAATTCTATAACTTCAGTATCTTTAGTGACAGTCTCACCTACAGATCCTGTTGGTTTGATCTCATATTTCTTTGCCTGATCCTTTGGTCTGATTCTCATCAACTTGATCTTCAGTGGATCAATATATCTTACTTCTTCTAATCCTAATTCTGGTTTCTTTAGGTCAATAACCTTGTGGTAGTATAGTCTTCCATCTACATACCAGTTTCTGAATATTTCATGTGCCTTCTTATCAAATCCTATTAGATCTTTGATATACTTGAACTCATCTCTTATTATATTTTTTAAACCTGCACTCGCATTTAGATTATCTAAGTCTATTTCTACAGGACTATCATTCAAGTCAGCGACAATCGCTTCATTGACAACATGTTCCACAGCAGTATCACACTCTGGGTGTAATGCCATGTTACGATATTTTCTGATGATGTCGAATTCTGTTCTGAATACACCTTCAATATCTACATACTGACCGTAAAATCCTGAACTAAGATAATAGTCAGCACCATCCTCATTGTTTGGGGGGACGGGACTGACTACACCTTTCGACTTCTTTTCTTCATCGTCTATTGAGAATCCAAAAAGTTTTGCCATTATTATCTTAGACTTATAGTATACCTATTTATTATACTACGGATGGAGCACCTTGTCCATCTGCACCCTTATATGCTTCCCAGTACTGGATTTGCATAGTTACTTGGAACTCTTCAATACCTTCGGTATCATAATTGAGTTCGATTGGTGAGACCTGACTTGGCCAACAACCTTGCATATAATATCTTCTTAGGACAGGAAGTTGCGAATCACTCTCGACTGCTCTACCTTCAGTAAACTTCGCTCTTCCGAGTTGGTTTACAGTCCAGTTTACCTGATAGTCATTAGGGTTGATTGTTCCTGATCCGTCAGATACCTTAGTGATAAAGTTTGCCCACTTCTCGAATGCTTCGCGAAGTTTGAAATCACCATCATTGATGACTGTGATTGTCCATGGGTCAAATCTTCTGTCTCCGGCAACCTTGAGTTGTCTACCTCTGAACGGAACGATAACTTCTGCAATATTTGACGCAGGGAGTTGTGCTCCCTTGATCATCATTCTGAAAGTTGTGTCTCCGATATCAGGAAAGATATCCTCTGTAGGAAATGCCATCTCAACCTCAAAGAGGTTGGGACGTGCACCACCTTGAATCAATCTTGCCTTGAAATCATCGATTGTTCTAGTGTTGTTTGGTACTGAAAAAATGTTTCTATCCATTTGTTATACCTCCTAAACTGTGCCTACAACTTCACTGAAGTTGACTCCAGTTCTTGTTGCGACGAATGTTAGTCCTATGAAGTTGATCGACCTAGTTGGCTTCAAGAATATGTCTGCCACAAACTCGTTGCGGTCAATGACATCTGGTGTGTTGTTTGTTTCATCACATACAAGTAAGAAGTCTGTAACTCCTCGCTTAGATTGTACGTCTCTTAGGAATGGTTCAACAATGTTTACAAAGTTTGAACGTGTTCCTGCGTCGTTGAGTTCAAAGAGTTGAGCATTTGCTGCTGACTCGATTGCTTTTTCGACTGTGATGAATAATCTTCTTACATTGATGCGATCGAAAGCACTAGAGAATGAAAGTGCAGTCTTGTCACCAAAGAGAGTGATTCCTGATCCGGGTAGTGAGATAACTGGGTTGATTCTTTGTGAATACAACTGATCTCTGTCTTCCTGACCGGGATTGTATGCTAGTTTCACTGCATGTGCTAGTGAACCTCTTGCTGTTCCTGCAGGTGAGAACCATGGGAACTGATCAACATCTGTTCTAACACAAAGTCCTGCAACGTCACTTGAAAGTGGCATGTAGTTGAACTTCTTGTTGAATCTATCATAGAAGTATTGATATCCACTATCAAATACAGCGTATGATGATGATGCTAATGGTGCGAAGAATGATTGAATGTTGTTTAGTTGATCTGTAGAAGATGAAACGTTTACAACTGAACCACGGTTAGGTGAGATGAACGCCACACAATCTTTTCTTACTTCGCAGATTGATATAAGTTTTTGTGCCTTTGCTTGCTCTTCTGATATGGACTTAGATGCTCCACCTTGTAGTAGGAATCTAATATCAGAGTTTACCTTGTCTGCCAACTTATCATAAGCAGTGAGTGTATCACCTAGATCAGCGTCATAGACTCCAATGTGTCCACCGTAGTCTTTACCACCTTTCAATGTATAACTCTTATTACCTAAGAAGTTGAAACTTACATTCTTACCATCTTGTCCCCAAGCACCTGCTGCTGCAGCGATTGGTGTGACTCCACTACTGAATCCACTTGCTAGTGGTTGTGTGTTATGGAAACTATCTGCTGCATTGACAGGAGATAAACCGGCAAATACGTACTCAGACTCATTAGCAATGACATTCTTGTAGTAAATGTCTTTGTCAGGAGATCCATCAGCGTCTTGTGCCTTGGATAAGTTACCGAATTTCTCTAGTAATGTTCCTGTGTTTCCTGTAACAGTGCCATCAGAATCAATAACCACGATGTTAATCGCATCATTTTTTCCATTTCTTTCTGAGACATAGGAGTTTGTTTGTGGTTTTGGTAATACTGATCTCCACTTGAGTGTGATAGCATCCTGTCCACCGTCTCCTCTTCCGGTTGTGATATTCTGCTGATTATACCAATCTGATAGTGCAGGTGATCCGGTAAGTTTCCATGGATCATTTATTGATACTGATGAGATACCAATCGTAGTATGTTCACCGTCAGATCCTGTTTTGAACTCTAGTTGAGAGTTTTGCTGATATGTTGTTGCAGTTTCAACTCCTGCAATAACTGTTGATACAACCTTGACATCAATGAAACTATTACCTACACCAGTGATAATTCCCTTCAGGTAGTCATCACTTCCGGGTGATCCGGTTGTTCCAATACCAATGTTTACACCACTCAAATACTGAGTTACAGCATAACCTACTGCAATAGGTTTAGAGGTATAAGTATTTGTTCCTGTACCAACTACTGTTGTTAGAATACCAGAAATCCTTTGGTCTGCTGCGTTATCAATAACACATACCTTTAGGTTTTCTCCCCATGATCCGGGGTTCTTTGCTGCCCAATAGAAATTGGTTGCATTGATTTCGTTGTTGTTATAATCATCGTAGTTTTCGATGACTAATGTTGTGGTTGATGCTATTCCAACTCCTGCGTTGGCATTAACCATTTGTGATCCTGCAGCATTTCCACCACCGGCACGAACAACATCTAGTTGCCCTCCATATGATAAGAAATTAGATGCAGCATACCAAGTTTCATAGTGATAGTCAGTTAGACCTACACCGGGACCGCCGAACTTATCGATAAGTTCCTTTTCATTGTTGATCCTGCAAACTTCATTTACAGGTCCTTTTTTGAATGGTCCGGCAATACCGGCAGCAACGTTAATGCTTGCATTTACGCCACCTCTGGTAAGGTCAACTTCTCTTACACTGATACCCGGAGATGATTGTCTGAGTGCCATGTAAAATTCCTGTGATTCCCTACTGTTTGACTATTAATATTTAGAAAAAAACACGCTTACAGAGGGGAAACAGTGCATGAACCCTACCAATCAGGATATAATTCTGGTTTAGGTTTTTTTCTTTTTTGCTTTACTCTTATCTTTGTACATTCTTTACACTCATAGGAGTATGCAGATGGTGTAGTCCTATTGCTCCTTGTTCTATAAAAACCACCTAACAAATCTTTAGTGATACCACAGGTTCTACACTTCCTCTCAGTGAATACGAGGTGATCTAATGAGAAGGAGGTTTCAAAATCCACGAGTGATAAAATTTTCTGGATTACTTGGTTTATATATTTTCATAGCACCATTCCATCTTGACGATATAATAGTTCTAAACTTTACATTTATATCCTTCGCCATACTCATACACTCATCTATATCATTCTCATTGTAGTTGAACACAATACACTGCCATGTACATTGCACACCCAGTCTTGACCCCCTCTGCATAATCTCATATAATTTCTCACCATCTTGATTGATTCTGTACTTATGACTATCTTTAGGTAATCCATCAATACCAAATATCCATTCTATATCTTTACCCTTTGAGAGAAGGAAGCAACTTGTAAAGAATGTCTTATCTCTAAAGGTAGATGCTACATTTACAGTCACTCTTTTGTTTCGTTTCAAACACATCTTCAATATGTCCTTGAATTGATCATGGTGAGTTGGATCTGACACTTGACCACAAAATATGATATGATCAAAGTAATCAACTATCTTACTCATAGATTCTAGTGTTATATCACCACCACTTATTTTTTGTTTATTTCGTATCAACGACTGTCTATCACATGCAGGACATGCTAAACCACATTTATTCGTAATATCTAAATTGATCTGCCTTCTGGGACTATACATTCTTTTCAATTTTATTATTGTAATCTGACTTACAATAATTTTTACATACTGTAGGTGCACTATCAGGATCTTCTATCAGTCCTGTATAGAACGACTGCCACTCGTCTGAGTTTATTATATCATCAATAGATGAAACATTATCTAATTTGAATTTTTCCTGTAATAGAGTTGGAAACTCTTTTCTCCTATCAATCTGATCTGCCCAACAACAAGGTAGCAAATACCCTGTTGCAGAATAAGCAATACAATTATCTCCTTTGATGCATTTAGGATCTACTGTCATAGGTCATAATCCAATAAATCACATACCCTGTTGCTGCCAACAGTATAGCAATCATCCATATAACTCCCCAAACTATCATTTGTAATCCCACATATAGGAGCGATCTCCATACTCATCAACTCTCCATACATCTCCTGATGAGTCAACGATTTCATTCTCATCATCATTCAATCCGTTTGTCATGAATCCAAAAGGTGCCATGTCTTGTTCTATTTGATTCTTTTGTTCTTCATAGATTCTTTTTCTGACGTCATTGTCAGTCATCTCTTTGAAGTATTCCTGTGCTACCAACCATGCAAAGATTACTAGACACATAGCAAGGTCATCATTACAACCTTCTTCTGCTTCAAAGGATTGTCTCTTCTGAACGAACGTGGTCAACTCTGATATTATATCATAATCTAATATTTGTAGTTTGTCTTCTTCAATCAGTGTTTTCAGGTTACTGCAACCCACCTTCTTCACAGTCACACTCATCTTCACACCCAGTTGAGTCTTCTTACCACTGAAACCTGTACCGACTATTTGACCAGATCTACCCCGCATAGCACACATCAATACATTCTCATACTCTAAGTCAAACTGCAATATACTTGCTACCTGATCACCGATATCATTCACTTCACATAATACAAATGCTTCATTATATGCAAGTGCCACGTCCATAATCACAGTCGGGAAAAGCATAGGTTTGATTTCATTATCCCTATACTTTGCAACTACCCTGTATGGAAACTCTGTAATATCAAACACCACAAAGGCACTGTAGTCTTTTGAGATACCTCTTGCTACGTCTACAGTAATAATATAATCTCGTTTCTTGACAGGCGTCTCATAGACCATCAGATGCCCGTTTGTCTGCACTGGGTCATTATATGCCATTGCTTTGAGTTTAGATGGTGCGATCAATGTATCAACAGATCCTAGAAATTCACACTCAAACTCAACCTTGAACTGTTGTTCACTTGTGTTAGCAATAGTCTGTGCTTTCCACTTTGCATCTCTACCCGGAACTTCTGACCAATGAACCTCAGTAGGAACATACTCATTTCTACCTTTCTCTGCATCATGCCACATACGGTAGAAGTGATTCATACCCTTGGGGGTAGATACAATTATAATTTTTGTTGACTTACCAGATGATATTGTAGGATATACTGAACTAAAAAAGTCGTCTGCAATATGATTTGGTACGAAAGCAAATTCGTCCAAGAATATGATGTTGAAGGTCATACCTCGAACAGCAGCAGCAGATGTAGATGCTGCCATGATCTTAGAACCATTGTCTAGATCCATCGATCCTTTGTTCCATGCAACAATACCTTGCTGCATCCACTTCGGTAAGTTCTCGTATGCAGTCTGCAATCTGCCAAGTAGATCTCTTGCAGTTGCTGCCTTGTTTGCAAGAATACCGATGTTTATATTGTCATTGAATATAGCATAGTGCAACAAATAAGACACCGACGTCGTTGACTTACCAGTCTGACGAGGCATCATGCAGATGTTGAATCTATTCTTATGAAAGTTTTTTATTAACTTCTCTTGAAATGGCCACATCTCAAAGGGTACAAGACCCTCATCAACGTTTACGATTTTGATATATTTTCTAGCAAAGTAAACTGGATCGTCTTTACACTTTAGAAATTCTTTTACATTATCTTCTGTAAATTGAATTTCAGTGTTCGCTTTTTTTAGATTCGGATTACCAAGATAGACGTCACTTTGTTGGGGCATAAATTAGCAGTTCCACTTTCGCAGTGATTTATTTATTCTTGAATCAGGATCGTTGGCAGTCTTACTAGATGTCAACTTCTTTTTCATTCCCTTCATTCTAGCACAGAATGATGCCCTTCTGGGATTTCCAACCTTCTTGCTAGGTGCTTTGAGGTCAGATCCCGGATTCTCGCGTTCATAAGACTTTCTTCCTTTTTCGTTAAGACCTCCGCTTTTGTTTTTACCTGCTTTTCTTGTCCATGCTGCTGCTTCATCTATACCTGCCTCCTCGTTTTTGGGTCTACAATCATTAACTAATTTACCACCTTTCATCTTCATGCCAACCTTTTTATGTGTTTTCCAACACTCTTGTTGAAACTGAGAATATGACTTTGACTCTTTGTTCAAAGAAATCAATTCATTTCTTGCTTCTCTTTTACTTGGTCTACGATAACGACCTACATCTGTAACCTTGCCAGTCTTGAGATTATAGTTTTTACCTCTAGTTCTGTTGACATGATCTGTCATAGCAGTGTCAACTTCCTTTGTACTTCTAGCATACTG